GGCTCAATTCTTGCTCTATTTGTTTTAATCCATTGATGTACTCCTGAACCGTCTGCTGTTGTAGCTAGTGCAGTTCCACCTCTTGTCGCTGATATTTGCCATGTATTAGCTGTAATACCACTTAAAATAACGTGATAAGTAGTATCTACTACCAAGCCTGTAGGTAAAGCTCCACTTGTTATAAACTCGATTGTGTCATCAGCATATAGTTCGTGAGCATTAGAGGTTATTACAGCAGGTGTAGCTGTCGTTATGGTTGCGACTATATAATTTTGCTTACTAAATTTCATAGTGTTTTTATATTAGTTAATCTATTTACTCCCCCAAGAATGAGGGAGTATAAGAGCAATTAATCTGCTGCTTGATATTCGTCTACTGAAACAGTTACGTCTGTATCAGTTTCTCTACAAAATCTTAAGTATGCTTCGTTTCCACCTTCAATAACTACGTCTCCGTTTTCATTCTCTACTAAATCCATACCAGTTCCTGCTGCAATAGTTGTACTAGATGCAGATGTAGTCGATACGTTTCTAATTTTGAAATCCATACAGTTACCAGCATTTGGGATAATTCCCTTTAATGTTGATGTAGCCATTAGGGTCAAAGTGTTCGCTGCGTTTGTAATAGTGTAGTCTAGTTGCTTATTAACTCTGAATTGAGCTGCTGTTAGTGTTCCTACAGTTGCATCAGTTGAACTTGCTAAGATGCTTCCACCCTGCATAAATCTTCCGTAAACTTTTAGATAACTGAATACATCTGGGCTTGTCATGGAGCCTAAAGGTGCTTCCATGTCATTAACAGGTGCTTCGTTATAAGTTTCTATGTTTACGTTCTCCATTACAGTATTAGCTTGATTGTTATAAGCCATAGCTACTAAACCAACACCTAAAACAGCAACTATGCAAAAGATAATCATAGCAATATTGCGTTGTGCTACGAGTTTTTTTAATTTAGTCATTTTATTAGTTATTAGTTAATAGCCTTTTAGTTCTCCTCTATCCCATTTAATCTTGAATTTTCTGGGATTTTGTTTTTTATAAGCTTCAAGGAACTCGCTTAGTTTAGCTTTAGTAGGTTCTTTAACTTCTTCAACCTCCTTAGCCTTATATTTGTTTCCCATAGGTTTAGGTTTTATGGAGAGTTTAGTAGAGCAAAGTATCATTGCTAGTCGGTGGAGAAGCTAAATAGCTATGCTCCACAAATACTCTCCATAAAGGTTAGGTTAATTAATCTGTTAAAGTTACGTCTACTAATAGGTCTGCTTTAGGAGTCCATACTGCTGCTCCGATATTAGCCCAAACTGCAATTTCTCTACCTGTTTTAAGTGTTACTTTCTTTTCATCCATTTGTACTCCACGAGGTGCTGCATAAACTGCTGTGTTTTTAATACCAAATAGTCTGTGTCCTGAATTAGTTGCAGATAGTGTTCCTAATGTAGCTGTTACAAAAGTTCCAGTTCTGATTACATAGATTTCAACTCCACCATATACACCAGCGAATCCATTATTCAATGTTGCATCTGCGAAGTTAAATCCATTACTCATACCAGCTTGGATGAATCCTGGAAGGTCTGTGTTCTCGATTACTAAGAACATTCCGTTACTATAACTTTCTTTGTATCCTGCTACTTTAGCTGTTAAATTAGCGATACATTCGTTAATGTTTGCTGCTGTAGCGAATCCTCCTGATGGAGTATCATAACTTTCTCCTGCTCCGTCTAAAACCTTGTTTAGAACATACTGGTCAGCCTTAGTAGCTACTGCTGTAGAAAGTTCTTCTACAAAAGAAGTATAAAGGTCTACTCTTGATAAAGTTTGTTCAAACTCGTAAAGGTGAGTTCCGTAAGTTACCTGTTCGCTAACTGTTAGCTTCTCATCAGTAGTTGTCATTGTAGAAACTGCGTAAGTTCCTGCGATTGCTGCGATTGCTGCTGTTGCTTCAGTTAAATAAGGATTAGAGATATAACGTCCGTCTCCTCTGTCTACCTTAAAAACCTTTTCAGCAACTAAAGCATTTCTTAAGTACATTTCTAGTGTAGATTTAAAATACTTTATTCTCCATACTTCCGATAAAGTGCTAGTACCAATTGTATTTGCCATACTTTTATTTTTAGGTTAGTTAATATTCCACCGTCTCCCTAAAAATATCTCCACCACTACTTTTAAGTCCTTTTTTTGGCTTGTTTAGCCTGCATTTGTGCCTTAACAAGTCTTGCTATTCCTTTGTCAGAATCATCAACAACTCCTTTCTCAAAGTCTTTGATAATATCTTCATCAGATTTCTTGCTAGTACTACGTCTGCTTCCTCCTGTATTGGAGGCATCAGATGTTTTTCTAGTTTCTTTCTGTTGACTAAGATAAGTCTTTATTAATGGTGAGTTTAAAGCTTCAGATGGTTTAATGCCCTTTCTCTCGGCATATTCTAAAACTTCCTCTCTATCTTCTTTCGGAATACTTGTTAATGCTGTTATATCCTCTATTTCTGCTAGAGAATATCGCTTGTCTTTAGAATCTTCTTTAGAAGTTTCCTTAGCTTCTAAGGCTTTTAATTTCTTTTCAGCCTTTTCAGCTCTAATCTTTTGGTTATCAGCAAGTGTTTGAGTTCTAGTTAACTCATCATCTGTTAGTTCTTCTTGCTGTTCGTCATTTGTAGAAGTTTCCTCTTCCTCAGTATTTAAAGTCTCCTCAGACTCGTTGATATTTTCCATAGAATTCATTTTAGGTCTGAAAGCTTGACCAATTATTTAATTATTTAGTGCTATCCTTTTTAATTGCTTCCTCTTTCTCTTCATCTGTCGGTTCTTTCTGGTTAGCTAGGCTGTTTAAGTCTCTAATCTGATTCTCTACTAATAAGATGATAGTGTTTCTTGCTACTAAGTTAGCAAATTCTACATGTGGATTCTCGTTGCTTTCTGATAGTTTACTGAACTCTATAATATTTTCTTTCTTATTACCACTTAACTCTGCTAACTGTTGCTTCATATAAGCGATTAATAGGTGCCTACTGTCTAAGTGAGCCTTAGCTTCTTGTGGTGTCTTATTCACTACGTCAATCGTCATCATTAGGTCTACTACTTGGTTTAGAGGTTCATCTCCTGTAATTACAGGTAAGAATGATTTTTTAATAAACTCTAGGATTTCACCTTTGATAGTTGTCCTTAAAGCTATTTCCTCTTTCTCTGTCATTGATAACTGTAAGAATGATTTTCTTATAGCCTTTAATAAAGCTAGGTTATCTTTAAAGGTTTCCCTTATAAGAGCTAACTCTGCTTCATTATACCTTGCATTTTGTTCTTCCATAAGTTTATTAACGGTGCTTTTTCCACCGACTATTAATTAATTATGCAGGCTGTGCAACTGGTGCTACAGGTTGTGGCTGTGCAGTTGGTTGAGCCTGTGGTGCTTGTTGTGTTGGTACTTGATTTATCTCTAAAGGAGATATTTCTCCTGATAATGATAGAATCTTGTTAAATACTAACTTCATTTCTGGTGGCATTGGTTGCCCTCCCATTCCTGCTATTACTTGCAAGGCTGTTCCTAATGTTGCTAGTGCTCCACTTTTATCTTTATTTTCGCCAGTTATATCAATTTCTATTTCAAATTCAAAGTCTTTTAACATTTCTTTCCAAGTTTTACTGCTCACTTCGCTTGGCTTAATGAATCTTTGGTTGCCATCTTCTTTTAACTCTTTCTCTAATCCCATAGTAGCGTCTTGAGTGTCTAAAGCTTCTTGTTCTGGCTCGTAAATCTGTTCTGATAAGATAGTGTTAATCTTCTTTTGGTTTACTCTTTTAATAACTTCTTTAGGCAAGTATATGCTATCAATCTGATTTATTTGTTGTTCTGATAATAAAGTAGATATTTCATCACTTGTATCAAGCTTCTTTTTAAAGTTAGGTAAGATATATTTCCTTAACATATTCTCTAGTGCTAAGCCTTTATTCTCTGTCATTAACTCAAATAGTGAGTGTGATTCATTCAATAAAGCTTGTGTTTGTCTCCATGCTGCACCTGCCTTAACTTCTCCTGATGCCATAGCTTCACTAATACCGTTAATTTCGCGCCCTAGAGCCTGCCATTGACCTTGAAAGCCTTGTAAGCTAGTTATGTCGTGAGATGAGCTATTAACTTGTGTAAGGGGTTCGTTCTTAGCATGTACTAATACATCGCCATTATCCATATTGCTAGTTGCGTTCTTACCTACAAAGTTACCATCGGAAGTTTGGAAGAATACCTTGCTTGCTAATTCTAACTGGTCTTTAATCTTCTTAGCGCTATCATTTACTATCCATTGAGCGTCAAATAAGTGTTCTACAGCTCCAATAGACTGACTTCTTCCATCTTCTTTGATTAAGTGGTCTAGCTGGTAAGGGTCTTGGCTTTCTCTTCCTTTAAATAAACTAAAGTCTTCATAGTAAGTCTTACCGTCTTGATCTTTGCTTTCAATAAAGCATACTACATTCATCTGTTGCACATACTCGTCTTCGTCTTCAAACTTATCTGTTAGATATGAAAGAGGTAATTCTCCATGTACTTCATAGACAGGTATATAATCATACATATTGTCCTTAGCTTCTCCGTCTGGTATTTCCCTTGCTTCTCCTGCGTTCTTTTCTAGTATCTGTTCTACATATACTTGGTCATAGTTCTTGTTGGCTCTTAGTTGAGATGGTGTGAAGTATAGTTTCTCAATCTTAGGATTATTCTCGAAGTCCACAGTATCACATATTATTCTACTCCAGGGGATTACTTCTGCGTGTAATTCTCCACCCTTATCAACAAACTTAGAGATAGCTGAACCGTATCGTGATAGTGTTCTACCCCATTCATTCAAGAATTGTCCGAAAGCATTTTTATTCATCCAATCAGTTAGTAATACTGAAGCCAATAAAGCTAATACTTTCTGTTTCTTCTTGGTAGCCCTAAACATTATATTCTTTCTGTCTATGTCAGTAGCTCTATACCATATATTGACTGCACTTGTAACAATGTTAAAAAAAGGCTTCTCTCTGCCCTTGCTATCAGTTGAGCCTGATATGTGTTTGCTATTCAAATAAGCATCAATCCTGTTTATATTCTCATATAGATCAAATTGAACATACTTAGATATAGTTGTTTCTGTTCCACTTGTAAAGTTCTTTTCTTTTTCCCTTACAAGTTCTTGAACCGTTAATTGTTTCATATTTTATTATCTCCAAAGTACAGTCCAGCTTCCTGCAAAAGCAAAGCCGTTAGCAGATTGAACCATTAAACCTCTATTAAATGAAGTGTCAAAAGTGTAAACTCCCTCTGCTTGTGCATCTTGAAAGGTTGCTATTTCTGTTGAGTAAGTTCCGTCTGTAATCGCTGCTGTACTTGTAGCGTCATAAATAACTACCTCTCCAACTTGGTCTTCTGTGATAACAATAGAGCCTAAAGTTCCTCTAGTTACCTTAATAGCTGTTGAAGTTGCTACGCTAGTGCCTGAAATTTGAGTATATTTGTACTCGCTACCTTGCTGTACGCTTCCGAATTGTTCTGTCGCTGGCATTCCATTGTAAATGATACCTGCTAATAGAACGATTATGATTCCACCGATTATTTCTAAGTTTCTTAGTTTCATAAAAATTATATATTTAAGTTATTTATCTCTTTTTTTATGTTTTCTACCTCAATCTGTAGCTTTTTAAGTTTGTTAGGGTTGTTTCTGTTATCAAACATCTTGCTTTGGTATTCCTTAAATGATATCTTGTGCTTTTTAAAGGTTAAGTCTGATTTAATCTCGTAAATAGCATCCCTTAATATATCTTCTATGTTTTTACATTCATATACCTCTGATTGATAAACGTAATCACCTACTTTGATTAATACTTCCACCGATTTTTTCATAGTTTTATTTATTACTCTCGTTTTTATAATTATATTGATTAGTTTCCATTATTTGTTTTTGCATTAGTATAACCTTGCTTCTCTCCTCTGATTGATTCGGTAGCATCTTACCCATTATTACAAAATACATACGCATCTGCCAAGTATCTGAATCATCAGGACTTCTTCCAATCGCTGCTTTAACATCTTCTTTAGCTGTTGCGAATCTCTTGCCATCGCCTTTACTTGCATCTTGATAGTTGCTTAGTTCTTCTATTATGTGTTCTTTGTCCTTTCCTGTTACTCTACTAGCTATCTCGTGATTATTTACCATTTTAGCTAATGTAAATATACATTGACATCTAAGGTTCTTATAATCAGTTGTTAAAGGCATATCTTTAAGTGTACTTACATTAGGTAGTCTTACTATGTCTGTATCTGTCTTAATTGGTGAATAAGAACCTTTATAACCTACAACACCATCTAATAGTGGATTCTTTGGTATAAATTCGCCTATTCCTATGGCATCAACAGCAATATGACTAAATGGTATTTTGTCGCTTGCTGCATACTCTCTTATCTTATCTACAATACTATTTTCATTCATTCTAGCAAAGGTTTCTCTCCTGTATTCTTCTAAGCCTTCCCAAAAACTAAACTTAGTCTTATCGCTTCCATCTCCTGCTATGTCTACTATTAAATATTTATCTGTTGTTTTATCTATTGTGTTAGAAAAGGCATCTATCAATCCATTAAAGCTAAACAAAGCTCCTGCATTCTCTATGTGTTCTGCTAATACTTCTTGTTGATATGATTGCATATCCCCCTTATACTCTTCTCTCATCAGTTCTAATTCTTCTCTCGGTACATGTGGATTATCAAAAGATGTAAAGTGAAAGCTCGCTGCATTGTCTTGCTTGTCAAAGTCCTTTTCTAGTCTTCTAAGGTTAGGGTTCTCCTTTTTGGGTGTTCCTATAAAGTCTGCTGTTCCCTTAGTATCAATAAACAAAGGTCTGAATATGTCCTTCCATGATAAGAAGAAGTTTTTTAGTGTGTCTACTTCGTCAACTGTTATATGAATTACATCTGTTAATCCTCGGTAGTTTTCTCTGTTCTCCCAACCACCAACCATTATAAGAGACTTCTCTCCGTCTTCGTTAGGTACTGTCATCTCAAGCTTCTGCTCGTTAGACTTTACATTTACTTCTCTAAATCTATTCTTTAGCTGAATCCATACAATCTTTTCTGCTTGAATCCTTGTTGGTGCTATATATAAAACTTTTCTTATTGTCTTGTATTCTTTTTGTACTACGTCTAATCTCTTTATACTTGCAGTTGCTTTAAAAGCGATGGTTTCAACTTCTAAAGCTGTCTTTCCACCTTTTCTTCCAGCCCTTATAGCTTTGAACCTAGCTTTGCTTTTCGCTATCGCTCTCTGTTTTAGATGTAGTATTAAATGAATCATCAAAATTTAAGTTTAAGTTTAAGTTGCCTTCTACTTCTAAGCTTTGTGGTGCTTTACCATAAACTTGCTCTAGTAAAAACTTAAGCATTACAACGTCTCCTTCTTTCGCTTTACTCATTGCCTTTTCAGTCAGCTTAATAATATCTTCTTTGCCGATGAAGTCTTTTATTTGTGGTCTAGTTGTACTCCCTAGTGGTCTTGCCATAGTTTTGGTTATTAACTATTTCTTTTATGTAATCTTAGTATTTATATAACAAAAAAACACGCCAAAAATTAGCCTGTTATCTCTTTAAGATTTAAGTCTATTGTATTCATAGTTCAAAGGTTACGTAAGCCTTTCAACAGTATTTAGTTGTGTGATTAATTGTTTGCTAAAAGCGGAGGTCTAAAGCAATTTAAAGGTTATAGCCTTATAATCACTATTTCTATACTTCGTCTATAAACTAATATAAAAACCTCCTCTGTTAATAAACAATTATTCTATTGTATTCCTTTAATGAGCTTTAATTCACAAACAACGACTGCCGATAAAGGTAAGTAAATACCAATAGAGTTATTAACTGTTCTCAATATTAAAGCTGTCTAAATCAGAAGCCTGTGTTTGTATTAAAGTTCTCTTGTAATTACAAGGGACTTTTAATCCCTTTCAATTAAAGATATTATTTATTTAATATCTTAAGGTGCTATCTATATTATAGCACGACTGTATCTTATGTCAATACCAAAGTATGAAACCAATGAAGCAACCGAACATATATAAGGCTATTGCTGTTAGTAGTAATATTAGTTTATTCATAACGCTTTATATTAATAATTAATCTTTTTTATCCAACTTTTCTCTATATTCTTTGATTTTTTCTGCTCTTTCCTCTTTGCTTAAAAAGTCTTTTTCTTCACCACAATAAGAACATCTTTTTTTGCCATCATATACTTCTTTAGGATAACCACATATTTCTTTCCAGTCGTGTTCTTCGCCATTTAAGCAAGGTGTTTTATGCCCTTCATGATAAAAAGACATAGATGTGCTAACCATAAAATATTTATCACAATGTTCGCATTGCATTTCTTCAAGATTATCTTCTGTATAAAAAGCACCATCATCGTGATTTATTTCACATTCTTCATCGCAATTTGGGCAAGTTACTTTATCCATATAATTTTATATTAATTATTAATCTTTAAAAATAGAGAGCAAGTTTTTTATTACTCTCTGTGTGTTAAACATACTTTACCAGCATGTTGTTTCCCATTGGTTCAGCGAATTGTACATATTGGCATTTATCAAATAGCCAAGTATTACTGGTGTTGATTCTGGCTCTTACCCACCCACCGAACTTAGGTGTCCATTCAATAGTATAACTGTAATGCTTTTTTGGTGTTATACCCCACCACTCTTTGTCAGGAAGCCTTACTACTTTAGATGCCTTATCCATTTTGTTACCTCCTTTATGTTATTTTACTAATAACTTAGTCAACAATTTTATTGTTTCAGGACTTTGCCCGCCTAGGTCTTCTTTAAGATTCCACGCAATTATTTCATTTTCTAAGATTGGCTCACTAAATAATATATCTTTTGCTGTAATTGAAAATTGTATTTTTTTATTTTTGAATTGTTTCTCTAAAGCAATAAGAACATCTGCTAGGGTTATTGGTCTTCCTATTATTTCCTTTATGTCTTTAATATATAATCTCAAAGGTGAAGTTAAAAGATTATTTGATTTATTTACTCCTGTATAAGTATCTTCTTCTTCATTATTTTTTCCCATAAAAATAACTTCAAGTCCTGTGTTCTCTAAAATCACACACCCAAATTCCAAATTCATTATTGAAGGGTTTGCTTTTTGTATTGCTTCTTTTAGTTTTTTCATATTTTTAAACCTATCTATTATTTAAGTTAAACCTATACATTATTTTATGTTTTCTATTATATCGGCTATTGTTAATTTATAGTTTTCATATAATTTCTGATTTGCTTTGTGTTCCATCGGAAGTAATTTTGGTAAATTATATTTTATTATCCAGATACTGAGTAATTTTTTACTTTTCATTATCACCTCTAAAGGTAAATATGTATTAAGTTTTGTCATATATTTATACGCCCAAATTATTTAGTTTTTTGGGCTTGTTGTTAGTATTAGACCTTTTAGTGGTCATATATTCTTTTATAATTATTTATGACCGTCTATTCTTTGGTCTGTTGGGGGTTATTTAATTTGAATATATATTTTTCTACTTGTTTGTATTTTCCCTTTATCATCTTTAAATTAGATAGACCATTAATATTTAAAGATTTACCATTTTTAGATAATGTAAACTGGCTACCTTCAATAATTTTTATAAAACCATTCTCTTCATCAATAAATAAGTCAATTTTTTTAATATCTTTATAGTCTTTAGATGCCTCCATGTTTATATATATAGCCCTGTTATTAAAACTTATGTATGGCTTTATATTAAGTCTTGCAAACTTTTTTCCTATAGTTTTAAATTGTATAAACTTATATTCCATATATCTAAATTTATTATTAGTAAAATTACAGGCTTTTTTAGAGTGCCTGTTTAACTCTTTTAGTCTTCTGGCACAAAATACGAATGGTGGGTGCATCTGTAGACTCCGTCAACTCCTACCATAATTCTATTACATCCCTTAACAGGGCAGAAGTAAGCATCTTCAATCTTCTCAATCTTCCTTAACCTAGTTTTTTCTGCTGTGGTCTTTCTTCCCATTATCGTTACTTCTACTTTCATTTTTCAATCTCCTCAACTAATTCTTTCTGTTGTTTGTTTGCTTGCCTGATTGCTTTCCGAACTATCTCCTCCTTTTGTTTCTTTGACATTTTTTCGTAAATTGATTTGTTCATATTATTCTAATTGACTTTTTTCATTATCTATTATCTTTTCCATTTCTTCTTCTCGCCAAGTATTAAAGTTTCCCTTACCGTCTGTTTGTTTATTCCATTTAACAAATAATACTGCGTATAATCTTTTAGATGGTGTCTTTACATTCTGGTCTATCTTGGCTGTTTCAGTTGGTATGTCTTTTGTTTGGAAAGTGTTCTCCGAGAATAAAAACCAGCCTTCCTTCTGCTCCAAATCGAACAACTTAGCTTTTTCTTCTCCTGCTAGTTCTTTGGCTATATAAACAGTTAGCTTTAAAGTTTTATCACGGAGCGTACTTATTCCCTGTATAAAAGCAGGAGCTTGGAATTTATTTGTCATAGTTTTTATAATTATTATTTTTAATATCAAATTGTCTATGGCAACGCCTACAACGTGGTGTATAATCTTCTTCTTTTCTTTTATATTTATGGTCTATATTAGACCAATCCATAGCTTGCTTTCCACATTCGCATTTATGCAACTTAGCTTTCCCATTAATTTTTACTATCCATTGATGTTTCGGTTTTATACCAGCATTTTCTCCTTTCCAATTTTTGCTTTTCTCGCCTATTAATCCTTGTTTAGATTTAGTATTACTTATTTTTAATTTAGTTTCTTCTGTATGTTCTTTCCCATAAAAAGGATGCTTGTTGCCAATCCTGCTATCACTCATTTTCTTTTTAGTTTCTTCTGGCAGTTTTCTACCCTTTAAAGCTAAAGATATTTTTTCCCTATGCTCTTTTGTAAAAGTTCTTTTCTGTATGAATGATGGTGCTTGAAATTTACTCATATTTTTGGTTTATAAGGTTTTAATAATAAAAGTTTATTATACATTTCTCTGTAATAAACATATCCTGCTGTCATTCCTATTCCTTGTTTCTTTAGTGCAAGTATTTCCTCTACCCATGCTGCGCCTTTGATTATATCTATTCTAGCGTGTACTGTGCTGTCTTTGTGCTGATGGTGGTTTGTGTGGCATCTTCCGCATATAGGGATTAAATTCTTCCAGTTATATCTAAGGAATGTACTGTGGCTTTTAAGCACGTAGTGATGGCAACAAGAATAGTCATTACCGCATACTAAACATCCATCATCTCCGTACATTTCCCTAGCTATATCCTGCATTAAAGCGTCTGCCTTTCGTTGCCAATATCCTAAAGTTTGGTTTCTTTTCTTCTTAGGTTTTGCTATTGGTTTTATTTTCATTTATTTTTTCGCTTAAATTATCAATATCTTCAAATAATACTATTATGTTGCTATCCATTGCTTCTACTTTGTCATTTATATTTTTATATTTCTGTATTGATAAAAGTTTTCCTACTTCTACAAATATTTCTGACCAAGATGGTTCCTCTAATTTTGGTTCATTTTCATAATGTTCTTTCTTTTTATACCAACAAAAAGCCTTAGCAAATTCTTTTCTTAATCCTAATTCTCCTTCTTGTGACGTTTTAAGCTCTTGCTCTAATTCAGTGTTTTTGATTATTAATTCTTCTTTTGTCATATTTTTATGTTAGTTAATTAAGTGGCATTTCGTTAATGGCATCATCTACATTAATATCATCTCCAAAAGTTTCTTTAGCTTCTTTCAACTGGCTATCGAATGGATTTGCTCCGTCAAATAATGCTTCAAGATTGATATTAGCTTCTTTATATTCTGTTTTTGTTTCTTCGTCTAATTCACTATGAGGTGATGGGATAACTGAATATTTAGTTTCCATTTTTTCGCCTGTTTTATTTACAGCTAAATCGTAAGATTTTGGGTCTCCCCATTTTACATTTTTAGTTAATGCGAAGATTGAACCTTGAATAGTTGATTGAGTAATTTCCATAATCTTAATTTCTCCGTCATCTAAATCTTTTACAATAAAAGCCCAAAAGTGTTTTGGTTGTCTCTCTGCATTAATAGCCTCTTGTCTCTCTTTAGTTCTTACTGGCTTTTTTTCGTTGCTCCAGTCAAGCCAACCGATAATCGCTGATGATAAAATACGAAAGTTATTATCGCCTTGTTTGAATCTGTAATAATTTCCCCCTTGTTTAGGTGCTTCATAATTGTTTGGTAAAAATGTCATAGTTTTTTTTGTGCCGTTGAACCTTTAAAGGCTACTGTTGGCTTATATTAATTATTATCTCTTATCCATCTATCTTTGTTTGATGTGTAATTTGCCCATTTAGTCCATTGTTTTTTTGTTGGCTCAATGTTTTTCTTATCTTCTTTTTTCATATTATTTTTTTGCATTTATTACATTTATATTTGTTGTCTTTCGTTCTTTTAAGAATACCCCCACAATTTTTATGCCATAAGGTGTCGTTAAAACTTGTTCTTTCTTTGCTTATTCTTATTCTTTCCATATTATTATTTATTAAATTCTCTATTAAACATATTCTCAATCATTCTTTCAATCATTGATTTTCTATTTACTTTCCACTCTAAAGGTTTTGCTACTTCTGTTACTTTGTTTTTTAAATCTATTGCTAAGTTTTTATACATCATATAATTATTTTAGTAAGTTTTTAATTTTCTTTTTTTCTACTAATGTAAATTCTTTCTCTTCAAACCAAGCTACGACTTTTCTTTCTTCCCATTCCTTGTCAAGGTCTTTTGTTGCTAATTGTGCTTGTCTATGGTCAAAAGGAGATCTACCTTTTATTCTTATTCCGCAATTATACTCTAAATTAAATCTGTAAGTCTTAGCAACAGCCATAGTTTTAGTTGTTTTCAAAATAGTTTCAAAAGATACTAAATCATCCCAACTTCTTATATATATTTTATCTCCTACTTTTAATTTCATATTTATATTCTTTCTAATTTAAGTATTTTATTAGATTCGCTTTTAGTTATATTTGGATGATAAAGTGTTTGGTCTACATGCCCTTCCATCTTTACACCAAGCTTTGTAGCCCAAGTCAATGTATTAAGTTCTTGTTTAGCTGTTTTTTGTTTGTTTACTTTTATTCCCTTTTGAGAATAGTAAAGTTTGTCTTTTAGTTTCATATTATTATTGGATTATTTATTATCGCCTATACACTGCTCGTCAGCCAATTACACGGGTATTTATACCGAAATGCATTCAACCTCTTGTAATCAAGTGGTTTAATGTATAGGTGGTAATAAATAATTATTGGATTAGTGGAGAGTTCAAGATAATTCCTAGTGTTATCCTAAACTCCCACCTTTCCATTTAAAAGCTATTGCTAGCTGATTTATTTACAATTATTAGTATACCCATACCATGCCTCCCAATTCCTATCTCTTATTCTTTTCTCTATTGCTTTTTTAGTGGCACATTTATAATCCCATCTACATTCTACTGATACTGTTGCTTTATTCACGCTATTCCATTGCCAGAGACCAAAATCCGTAGAGCCATTAGTATTTATTCCATACTTCCAATTATCCCAACCACTTTCATTTTGTATAAGACAATCTACTTCTTCCCAGCTTAATCCTGCTTTTTCTATTTCTAGTTTTACATATTCTTTCATACTCGGCTCTGCATGTACGCTAGGCACTAATACTTCTGCTATCATTTCTTGCTTTATAGGGTCTGTTACAAAGCTATATACTTCTATTAAGCCTGTAAGTGTAATCATTAAGATTAAATAAGATGTTAAAATGTAAGATGCTAGTTTTAGTTGGTTTTTGATTTTTAGTAATTTTTTAAGTTTCATATTTTTGTTTCTTTTTTTATTTTTAGTATTTCATTGGCTTTTCGTTTGATTCTCGATTACTTACTCTTTACGTCTGGATACTTGTAAGGTCGAGTTATGGATTGCCTTTTAATGGTGTATTTAAACTTCTAAATAATCTTTTATTGATAGTCCTGTTTCTTCAAAAATTCTTTGGCATGTACTTGCTCTAGTGTTCGGTGATTTATCTCTCAATAGGTTATCTAGTGCTACTGGGGTTATTCCTATCTTCCTTGCAAACTTTGCTTTATTAATGCAGTTGTCTTCTAAGTATTTTTTTAACATATTTTTGTTTAATAATTATTTCTATTAAGCCCTTAAGTCTTTTAAGAGCTTTAAGATGTAATTACTGATTATATTTTGATACTTTAGCTCTCATTTCTCCTACTCTATAACCGTTATCTTCTTTATACGCTTTTAATCTGAAGTCCATTCTTGCCATCCCATTATTGTAAAATGCTATATCTTCGTCTTTCATTCCTGGTCCTGTATGACTGTTTAATTCAAGTCCTATGTCATATGTCTGGTAATCATCGCTTAAGTTTAACATTATGTTGTCTTCGTCTTTGAATTTTGATAATGCTTGTCTTAGTTGACCTACTGTTGTAATTTTCATATGTTTGTTTGTTTAGTTTCTTATGCTTTAACTATACCATAGTATAAGAATATTACAACCCCCCTATAATATAACTAACATTAGCCATATTAAAAAGTTACTAACAGGCAATTTAAAAAACTAATATTTTTTTTACGAAACTTTACTTGCTATGTGTATAACTTTTTATATTAAAACTCCCTGTTTACTTTCTGCTTCCCCTATAGCTTTCTGCTCTTCTTTTGTTACATACAAGGGTTTTATCGTTTCATTCCATTTAAGCTCTGTATCGCCCATTTTTGGCGTTTTTAGCGATAAGATTGAAGGAGTAGCGACAGGCTCATACCCTATTATATACTTGCCCTTCCATACTCTCTTAATTTTACCTTCTCTAGTAAGATGACGAAGTTGCCTTCCTGTATTTTCTGCGTCAAATCCTAAGTACTCTCCATAATTTCTAAGTTCCTCTCTAGGCTTGTAAGAAGTAATGTAGTTTTTAAGATTTTCTTTTAGAGATGTTTTCATATTATTAAAATAATGTTTTTTGTCTAAGTCTATCTCTGCCAACGGAACAATATTGTTCATCCTTTTCACATCCTATAAAGTTTCTTTTAAGGTTTTGACAAGCTACTGCTGTAGTCCAACTTCCCATGAAAGGGTCTAGAATTAATTTTGCATCAGGATAAAATAGTAAACACCATTCCATTAAATCAACTGGTTTTGTAGTAGGATGATATTTAGTTATTCCAACTACTCTTTTTTTATACATCTTAGCTGGCGATTGTTTACTACACCAAGCCATTTCGCACATAGCAGAAGAAAAGTTTTGTGGTTGGTGTTTATCCCATATTAGAAAACCTTGTGATGGTGGTAAATCAAAATAGTTTCCTCCCCAAAATATTTGCTCTTTACTAACTCTTAATATTTCTTTTAATATATCATCGCTCATTGGTTTATTATCCCAATCTTGCTTTTTATACTTCTGTCTAAAAGGATTGCTAGATATACCTATTCCATACGGGGGGTCAGTCAAACATAAATCTACTCCATTATCAGGTATCTGCTTTAAAAGCTCCATAGCATCCATGCAATTTACTTTATTTATTAAATCTTTCATATTATGAAAATACTATATTAAGTCTTTTTCTAAGCTTGTGTGAGGTCTTATCCAAATCAGACACTATATTACTATAAGCTAAATCACTAGTAAGCTTTTCCTTAGTGCCTATACAGAAGTTTTTTCTTAGTCTGGCTTTGCTTATTAGGAAGTTGTATCTTCTATAAAGGTTTATTATAGGTTCTTTGTTGTATGTTTCGCTGTATTTTGTGAGGTTCATATTTCTTTTTTAAAGTTTCTAATTAAAGTTTCTACACGAAGTATCTCCTCTGTGTTTTGCTTATGTACCCAGAAAGCTAACTCTACAATTAAGCCCTGCTTAGTTTTAGTGTTAAATTTATTCATATTTCTTTAATCTTCTTAATTTATTTGCTTCTACTGTTTTTCTCTGTTCTTCTTTAAAATCATCGCTAATATTGAAATCAGGTTTATCTTGCAGTTCTTCTCTGTTCTCTATATACTTGCTTTTTCCTTTTACCCAATATTTCTTTTTTAGTTTGTTTTTCATATTTATATATTTAGTTAGTAATTTCTTTTATTTCATATTTTTAATTCCATCAAAAAATTCCTTCATATCAAATTCATCCTCAAATTTATCTTCTCCTTTAAGCACTTTGTTTAAGAAATTTATTTTATCAGCTGGTGTTAAGTTTTCAAATTGTTCTTTTATCATATTTATATATTTAAGTTATTTTAAAAAGCTCATATCTGTTATATATATATTTTTATGACCTTTTACTTTTTTAATAAAGCCGTCTTCTAAATCTCTTTTAGTTTGTTTTTCTGACATATAGGTTATAAAAATACCAGTGTCATATAGTTTGTTTATTTCTTTCTTCATAGTTATTTTTTAGTTAGTCTTTAAGTTATCAATTATTTTGAAATGACTTCTTAATGCTGTTGAAGAGTGCATCCCACTATATTCCATTAAAAGCATTTTTCCTCTTTTATTTGTTTTGCTATCACACTCCCAAACAATAGTTTCAAAATACCAAACTTCTTGAGGTGTACTAGCACTTCTGTAGGCTGTGCTTATAAAATATTTTCTTAGTAAGTAAGATTGTATTAGATTAAATTCTTTTTTCATATATTTTTAAGTTTTATTAATTGTTCTAAAGGTTTCTTTTATTAGTAATACTGCTTCTGACCTAAAATTTGCTCTATATTCTTTGTTGGAATAATATTTAATATCTTCATCTAATTTGTTTATCCCACTTTCAAGCTCTTCTAGTTTCTTTTGGTGTTCTTGTTCTTGGGCTTTTAGGGCTTTTATTATGAAGGCTTCTAAATCTTTTTTTAACTTTAAGGGCAACGGAACTGGAACTCCATGTAAAAATTCAGCTTCTGTAAACTTTTTATTAAACTCTTCTATTGTTTTAATTATGTTTGTCATATTGTTGTTTAGTTTTTTTGTTTATTTCTTCTTGTCTTACTAATTCTTGTGCTTTTTTTATTCCCTGTCTTATGCTAAATCCTTGCTCATCATAAATTGTGCTTGTAGTGTAAAGTATTTTTTCTTTCATATCTTTTTTCTTTTAGTTCTTTAAGATTAATCTTGCCATTAATTATTAAGTCATTATTTATTCTTGCCATTGATCTTCCTTTGCCTAATTTTTTAAGTCTTTTCTTTTCTTCTTTTAAGATTGAGTGTGCTTCTCTAGTTAGCCAAATTTGTTTGTATTGTTCTAGCTCTGGTTCTCTGAATTTCATATGTATTATAATGTATAAATTACTAACCTATCTGAGCCTCCCCTTTTAGTTAATATAGCGTATGGGTTTAACTATGTGTTATGTATGTATCAATATAAGAATAAACTAAGTAATACTATCCCCTT